CACCGGGCTTCAAGCTGATCTCCAACCCGTCGATGCCGATGTTGACTTCCTCGGGGTCCACGATCTCAATCTCGATCGGGGACTCCTCTTCTGCAGCTTCATCAATGCCCATGGGGGCTTGGTATAGGGCTTTGTCAATGTTGGTCGCCATTTCGGTTCCTTAAATCAGTTTGCTACCACCGGCGTTGTCCACACGACCGCCGTTAGCGTAACCAATCAGTTTTTTCAAACCACCCAGCATGCCGTCTTCTTTTTCGGGCTGGCGGGTGTACGGGTCTATATCACGGGGGTCAAGGCGCGTTTGGCGCAGCCCGGTGACGGCGTTGTAAGTCTCGCGCACGTCCTTGTCTTTGAACAAGGTTTTACGAAGAACGGGGTCTTTTGTCAGGTCCACGTTCTGTGCAGCTTCCGTGCCAGCCAGTGTAGCAAGTATTTCGTAGAGGCCAACACGCCCTTGTTCGCGTATGAACTCAGGGTCCATGTACGCATTGTCGATGCCGTACTTTTCTTTCAAATACGGTGCCGATTCAATCAGACCATCCAAAAAAGCACCGCGCTTGCGTACGATCTGTGTGGTCGGTTTGTCCGAACCGTCGCCCAGAAGTTCTTCAAACTTGTCCCGCGTTAGCTGTGCAAACCCAAGGTTCTGGCGTGCGAGCAAGTGCTCAATCTCATGCGCTGCTGTGTCCGCTCCGGCGCTGGGGGCCTTAAACACGGTCTGTTCGCGTCGGCGGTTGTTGTCCTTCTCGCTGGCACGATTACTTCCTATGACAAACCCACGCGTGTTTGTGTCTTCCAAATACGGCAAGTCCCGCACCCGTAAGCCGGGTAAACCTGCGCCTGTGCTGGGCATCCGGTCGATCTTAGACGGCGAGGTCCTTGTGTCTCGCACGCCGACCTGCTGCATTGCCTGCAGCGTGGCCAAGTCCGGTGTGTAGTCGTCGTTTTGCTTTGCCATCTGGACCCCTCAGTAGTACGCCGCACGCCGTGGGATGCGGTACATCAAATCTTCTTGCTCGTCGGAGTCTAACGCAATGAAGCCCCCCTGCCTATAGCGCAGGAGCGCCTGTGTGGTGGTGTCCACGTAGTCGTCGTGCTCGCCCACGGGGAAGGCTGCGATCTCCTCGATCACCTCCCGCGCCCAGCGGGTGTCGGGTGCCCACACCGTGCCGGAGGCAAACAAGTCAGCGACCGCGTTCAGACGCACCATCTTGTCGTTGCCCCGGCTGGGGCTGAACTCTTGTACGGGTATACCCGTAGCCCGCAGCTCTTGGATCAGCGGTGCACCCGCCGCCTTCTTTTCAACGATGAACGCATCTGGCTGCCATTCCTTCCAGTGCTTCAAGGCGCACTCCTTCAGCTCTGGGAACGTCATGCGGGCCTTAAAGGCGTCGAGCAGGATCAGGTTGGGCTTGCCCCCAGCCTCCTCGTTGTAGAAGACACCCCACGTGGTGCAGGCGCTGTAGTCGGAGTTGTTCTTGGTCTCAAAGGCCGTGTCCCAGCTCTGGATGATGTACTCGCACGACGGCGGGTCGTCACGCTCCCATATACGCCACATCTTGCGCGAGACCAGCGCAGAGGTGTCCGATGTGGGCTGCTGCATGTACTGCGCGTTCCAGAACCGGGGGTCCATGTTGGCCTTCTTGGACTGGAGCTGGTCCAGTGGCCACTGCTCTGGCCAGAGCGACTTCTCGTTCTCCTCACCCTCGTGCAGGATGGCCGGCAGCTCCACGATGTCCCAACGGTCGGCTTCGGGGTTGCGGGTCTGGAAGTCAAGCAGCCGCCCGGTCAGGTCCAAGAGACTCCAGCGGGTCATGATCACGATGATCGCGCCACCGGGCATTAAGCGCTGCAAGGGGCCTGTTTGGAACCAATTCCACGCCGTGTCAAATGCTAGACGCGAGTTAATTTTGACGTCCTGCTCCGAGTGTGGATCGTCAATCACGAAGAGGTCGGCACCACGGCCGGCCAGCGCACCGCCCACACCCACCGCATAGTACTGGCCCCCGGACTGGGTGGACCATTTGCCCGACGCCTTCTGGTCGGAGGCTACCAGTGTGCTGGGGTAGAGCTGGCGGTACTCATCCGTGTCAATCAAGTTCCTCACCCGGCGGCCAAAGTCCTCGGAGAGCGACGCGGTGTGCGTGCCCATGATGATCTTCTTCTCGGGGAAGCGCCCCATGAAGTAGGCCGGGAACAGGTAGGAGCTGAACTCGGACTTACCCATACGAGGGGCGATGTTGATGATCACCCGCTTCTTCTTGCCCTCGACCACGTCGGTGAAGATTTTGGCCAGTTTGCGGTGATGAGCCCCCACCTTGAAGCCGGGGTAGACGTACTTGGCAAACTCAATCATGTCCGAGCGTCCAAGCACGTTGGACAAGCGCTTTTCGCGCTCTTCGAGCATCTCAAAGAGGTCCATCTTCTCTTTGACGGTCATGGTCGGAAGCACCTTCTGGAGGGCTTCGAGCTCCCGCTTGGAGAGGGAGGTCAGTTGTTCAACGCGCATCGGCGTCGGCCGGTGGGTCTACGGGGGCTTCACCTGCGTCCAGCGGGGTATCCGGCAGGTCATCAGGCAGGGGCTCATCCATTCCAGATACGTCCTCAGCGTCAATCACGCCCATGAAGCGGTTGAGCTTTTCCTTGATCTTGGCGTCCAGATCAGAGTCAGAGAGCGCGGTCTTCTTGACCTCAATTCGCTCGGTAAACAGCGCCACTTCGGTGACTTTGCCCAGCATGTCAAGCGCCTTGAGACGAATTTTTGCGTCTGGGTGCTTGGTTTCCTCCAGAATCTGCGAGACGGCATAGCCGCGCAGCTCCTTGGCCTGCTCCATGAACTCCCAGTCATACGCGCTGAGCATGCCCACCAAGTGCTGTACCGCCTGCGGTACCTTGATCTGGGTCAGTTTCGTGCGTATGTCGAGCACATCGGTGCCGGACGTCATGGCTGTGAACGCCTCTCGCGCTGCTTGGCGCTGGGCATCATCTACTGCCGCGTCGGGGTCTACATCGTCGAAGCCCTCCAGAAATGCGCTGGTGGCCGCTTGTGCATCGACAATGCTGGCTGGGTCTGCCTTTGCCAAAGGCAAAAGCATCTTGGCGTCGTGCTGTTGCACGGCGGGGGTGAATTGCGTGGGGTCATCCACGATAAGGTGTTCAAGCATATTTGCGTAGGTTGGCAACCTCGATGTACACAGTCTATACTACCACCGCAGTCTGCGCAAGCGGGTTGCAGTGCTATTCTCCTTGTTGAGTTTGGCCCCGGTTGCAAGACTGGGGCCTCTTTTTTATTTGGCTATGTCCATTGTTAGACAAGGTTAATTGGAATTTTTTATAATATAGGTGGGGGTAGGCGTTAATTAATTGAGGGGGTGGGGTGCTTTTTAATTGGTTGATTTGACAGCATTAGACAAAAATGGTGGGGGTGGTTATGGAACAGTGTTATTGTACAGCGCCACCACACACGCCCAAAAGGGGTTCCCCCCGGTGGGTGGGGGTCAGAACCGCCAAAATTACCAAACCGCAAAACTGCCAAAAAAGCTGGAATGGTATAATAGAGGCATCTAATCAAGGTGGTTAGGTAATAGGGACACGTTGTCCCTATTTGTTTTTGTTCTTTTCAATTTGGAGTTTCATCATGTCTCAATTCAAACCAGTCGTCGCCGCTTATCGCCAGTTCCTCAAGGCAGGCACAACCTACGGCACAGCCCTGCGCGACGTTGCCGCACAACTCAAAGGCGCATCGTGTCCCGAACTCATGCGAGAGCTGGCGACTGTTCACGCGGAGCATTTCGAGTGCAAGGTGTCGTGGTCAGGCAAAGGCGCGGCGCAGTTCTTCAAGGGTGCAGAGTATTCGTTCGAAGGGCGCTTTGATGCGGCCTACAAGTCTTGGCAACGCAACGTCTTGGTTCACTTCAGTGCGCCCAAGGAATCGTTCAAGACCGAAGCCGACCCTGTGGCCAAGATGATTAAGGCGATGGAAAAACTCACGCCAGCACAGCGCCGCAAAGTCTTGGCCGCTTTTCAGTGACAGGGACAGCGTGTCCCTGTTTTCTTCCGCACAACTCAGAGCGTCTGGGTTGTGCGGTGTTTCAAAACCCGTCAAACGGAGAACCCATGCAACTCATCACAACCCTTGGTAGGGCATCGCTCTACCGCAAAGAGTCCTACAACAGCCGCACAACACCGCTCATCGAATGGGTCGTGCGTGTCGGGGACAAGACGATGCGGGAGTGCCGCACCAAACGAGACGCCATGACATGGCTCAACATCTACAAGGATTAAGCACCATGCCCCAAAATCACCCAACCTTTATGCGTTCCTTGCATGACTGCATATCCATACAGTGGTTGCCGCGCTGTCCAGTATTCGTGACAGCAACTGGCAGATATAGCGGTCATCTACAACCCGCATGAAACCTAGCGCCTGCCAAAAAGGTGGCTCTATATATATAAATTTATTTAATTAAAAGATATATATATACACCCCTTTTTGTTTTGCCACCTTCTTGCGGAGAAAGAAGCTCTCAGGCTTTTTGGTTTTTCTATTTCCCCAGCGGCATGTTCACCGAACCCAAAAACCCTGCAACCCGCATAAACACAGGGCTTCTAGCTTGCCGTGCAACCCGCAGTTAGTGGCAGCGTCACTGGCGCAGCGCCAGTAGGTGTCAGTACGTGTGACACTTAGCGGTACAATTCACCGCAGGGACAGCGTGTCCCTGTCCCACAAACCACGGAGCCCCTATGAAAATCCAACCCGACGGCGACTTCGCCCTGCTCATACCCGACCCACACGATGAGGGCGTGAACCCACTCACGCTATGCCCCAAGTGCAACGCCTACAAACCGCCGAACAACTTCAAAGAGCACCTGACCAAGCTCCAAGCCCGCAAGCAAGGGTTTGCTGGAACCCACGCCGTAGAGATAGAGCGCTCCATGTGCCTCGCGTGCCGCAACCCACGCAAGGAGTTCAACCCCATGAGCCTCAAAGAGATATCCAACGCCGTGTACTACGGGGTGATGACCCAGTACGAGGCTGACGTGTTACGTGAGAAGCGAGCCAAGGCCCGCAGTATGACGAGCACCAACAACATGAGGGAGTACCACCACAACAAACGCAAGGAGGCGTGGCGCGGTGTTCGTTCCGTACTCAGAGCGGACTCCCAGTGGGCCAGCAATTTGCTACGCCTACTAAGCCGGACAGACAGGGGTAGCACCAAGCTCTACGCTTTCGTAACGCGTTACAGGGGCGTACTACATAAGCACATGAGTGAGAAGGTGTGGTCAATCATGCGCACCGGCCCCAACTTCGACATACCACCACCCCCACGCAGACTCATCGAGTTACTGTCCGACCTGCCCGAGCCAGTCGGTGACCTGCGGGACGAGTGGTACATGAAGATACCTTACGAGCAGACGAACAGGATAAAGCCCCCTGCCTTAGTAAGGGAGGCGTTAGGTAACCTCGTCCTCCCCCAACCAGAGTAACAGCAGGGACAGCGTGTCCCTGTCCACAAGTAAAGCCGAAGTCGGTGCGGCTCTCAATCACCGACACATCAACTGGAGAATCATCATGACCTATGCGTCAAGTATCAAGGAGAGAGAACTCGCCAAGCTCCGCACCCTGCGTGCTGAGTTCGCAGAGCGAGCAGAGATGAGCCGTCGCACGGATGAGTTCATGCGTAAGGCTGAGAAAGCGCAAGCACAGGACGAGCTGGACTGGGGCCGCATCAAGGCCACCAGCTACCGCCTCAGACTCAACAAACGATAAGGAGAAAGCAAATGACCACACTAACCGGACACCAGATAGAGGCGGCTCGCCTATTGACCCTGCGCCAGATGTTGAACCTCGAAATCAAAGGACTGCACAAATCCCGAGGCCCGACTGCTTACTCAACGCTCAAGATGATGGGCTACAAGGGCTCACGACAAGACGTATTCAACGCGCTCACTGAGTGGCGCAACAACCTGATGGGAGAGACAGCATGAAGAAGTTAGTGAAACTACCCGGCACCGACATATGGGTCAACCCTATCCATGTGGTGTATGTAGAGCAGAAGGAGCCGTACGAAAACTACGGCAACGCTGGAAGGGCGCGAGTGGAGGTGTGCATCACGATGTATGGCCGCTACCGCACAGTGGACGTATATGACACAACAGCCGCAAAGATTGTGGCACTCATCAATGGAGAGACAGCATGAAACTGACTGAATACCGCAACAACCTGTATGGCGACCGAGGTAGTGACGTAGTGGGGGCGTTGCAGTTTGCCTACCGCCTGATTGACACACTACCCAAGCGTGACCGACTAACGGCCCTGACTGCAATGATGGTCGTGGTCAACACAATGGTCAACGCATCTGAAATCGAAACACCGAAGGAACGGAAATGAAAACATCTGAACTGACAGGAGCCGCTCTCGACTGGGCGGTGGCGAAATGCGAGGGGCGCGGCATAGAGTTTGACGACCCACGCGACCCATGGCTGACCCGTGACGGCATCGCAGACCAGCCGCTCCACAGCTACACACCATCAACCGACTGGGCACAAGGCGGGCCGATCATTGAGAGGGAGGGCATCAGCATTGGCGCTCATTTGGACGGGGGGGAATGGTTTGCCCGTGATTATTGGGGCATGAATGAGCAAGCCGCAGAAAAGCCCCTGATTGCCGCCATGCGGTGCTACGTGGCATCCAAACTGGGCGACAACATCGACATACCGGAGGAACTCAAATGAACTACGACCTCGACACAACAGAAGGCATGACCAACGCTGTGCAGTGGAACAACAAACAACTGGCACGCGTAGCCGATGGGGGTATCTGGATAGTCCCCCGCTCTGGCTTGATTGTCCGCATCGTGGATGGCATGCGCAAGGTGGCGTCTATCCGTGAGGGGCATACGCCTGACCCCAGTGTGCGCCGTGTCATGGTGGCCGCTGGCTGGACTGTGCAAGACGCCAAGTAATTCAGGGACAACGTGTCCCTATCCGTAGCCGATGCGGTTTCATCGGCACATCAACAGGAGATTTTCATCATGGATACCATCCAAAACTACAACCTGCACTGCCTCATGACTGTGCTAAACCACAGCCGCACTTGGCACCATGTCCTGCAGTGCCGTTTCTACATACACCCCGTTGTGTATGACCTCATGACCACACGTGCTCGCCCTATCGACTGGCACCGTGTCGTGCTTGAGTGGCCTCACGTATCTGAGTCTGACCCTACCCGCATCGCATACACACGTGACGAGAAGGGCGGTGAGTATGACCGACAGGTCGTGACATCCGTCAACAAGTATGTGCGTGAGCGCTGGGCGCATGCCGACTTGCCTGACCACGTGTTGCGTGAGATGGTCGATGCCTACAACGCCAAGCAGTCCAACACCTGCGAGTTTGTGCCTGACACTGCCAAGGACTACATCAAGGTGGTGCAGACTGGGCCTCGCTCATGTATGCGTTGGGACAGCTACGATGAGGACGAGGAGGATGCCTGCACACGTGAGCACCCATACCGATGCTATGACCCGCAGTATGGTTGGCGCATGGCTGTGCGTCGCAACGGACGCGATCAGTTTGTCGGTCGTGCCTTGGTGCTGGAGACCGACAAGCACA